TACATCTTGAGAGACAATCTTAGCAACGTATTGAGATAAGAAAGCCTGGTAGGCGTTAGGTGCTGAAGCGTCAGCTCCTCTCATTTGAGCAGCAGCCCAATCTTGAGCAAGGTCTTTGTTACAGATTTGCTCATTAACTTGAAGCTGGTTAGTTGTAAGCGTTACGTCGCTAAGAACTAAAGCTCCTGCAGCCGTTGTGAACTCACAAGTTCTGTCACCGATTGCACCGCCTGAGAACTTCTTAAGGACAGCTTCGTGTCTTACGTTCTCTAGGACAGAGATATATCCGTTAGCGATAGAGTCTGCGCTTAGAATCGCAGGAGCTACAAACGGAGTCGCTAATTGCCCGACGTAAGTAGTGTTGATTGTTGCATTTGCCATTTTAAGAGTTTTTTAGGCTTATTTATTGAATTGATTATATAGAGCCTTTATTCGCTCTTCTGTTGAAAGTGTCGTTAGGTCTACAGGCTCAGTCTTGCGAGCTGTTGACTTCACACGCTTCACGCCTTCCGACGCAGCCTGTGTCTTTAGTTCTGTTAGCTCAGCTTCTTGAGATTCTAGTTGAGCTTTTAATTCCGTTAGAAGTTGCTCTTGCTCAGAGTACATCTTATCGTCTTCCTTGTGATCTGGAGTGTGCTTCATCTCCTCATCCTTCTCGTCTTCTGCGTCGACAACTTCGACCTCAGGCGCATATATCTCAGCCACCGCTGAGGCGATTGCTGACGCCATCTCTTTGTCAAGGTCGGGAAATCTCTCTACAAGCATCTCCATAACCTCCACTTCGTTAAGCTCCTCTTTCTTATCCTCTTCCTCTAGCATCTCTTGAGCTGACTTTTTCTTTTTAACAGGTAATTGGTTTTTAGGGGGGTCTTTTTTAGCTGGGTCTCTCTTAGGTGGG